GCATTAATATCAGCTACAAGATGGATTGATACTTTAGTTTTTTATGGAGATAGATGTGATGATAGTCAGGCATTAAAATTTCCTAGAAATAATTATCAGGTAGATGGAGTAGAACTAGCTTGTACTGCAATACCAAACAATATTAAATATGCACAATATGAATTAGCCAGAGCATTGGCAAATGATACTGATGCTATTACAGGAACTACTGGTAAAGATGGAAACTTTGAAGAAGTTAAATTAGGAGATATTCAGGTTAAGTACAATACTGCAAGTCAGGGAACTGGATCTGTAAATAATATTCTTGATGTTTACCCGTGGCTACAAAGTTATCTGGGAGCATATTTGCTTGGTGGTGCTGGTAGTTTTCAACTTAGGGTGGTTAGAGGATAATGGCAGGACAACTTGATTCACTATTAAAAAGTGTTGCTAAAGATGTTGTAGCAACTCTTGGAACTTCATTAGATTCTTCTATTACCTATACCAAAAAAGCATCTGGCAGTTATAACACAAGCACTGGTGTATATACAACAACTGATACAAGCTATAGCATTAATGTTCCAATAGAATTTATTAGATCGGAAGAAGATTTAGGAAAAGAAACTAGAGAATTTAAAACATATATTACTCCTGATCTTATTGGAGATAGTCAACCTGATTTTGATGATGAGATTACATTAACTTACGCAGGGTCAACTAGAGTGGCAAAAATAGTTAATATAAGTACATTACAAGGTGGACAGACTTATCTGTTCACAATTATTGCGAGGTTCTAATGGCAAAATCAGATCCTAACGCTTTAAGTAGTGCAATCGCATCTACAAGAAGAGAATATAATAGTCAGTTAAACAATTTAGTAAATAGGATTCTTACAGATTTACCTTCAGAAAGTCCTCAATATACTGGATTTTTTGCTTCTAGTTGGCAAGCAAATACATATAGACCTCATTCGGATGAAGAAAGAACTTCTCCGTGGACACAGGTAAAAAAAGATAGAGATAATGGTATTAAAACACCGCCAATTATTGAGCCTAGATACCCTCTTAATAAGAAATTCAAATTTGGAGACACAGTTTTTGTGGGTAACAGGGCTGAATATGCAAGACAAGCGTTAGGTTCTCCTAACAGTTCAATAATGACTTATGTAGAAACTATAGGTGAAGTTGTTGATTTTGTATTTGGTCAAACAAAACCAGATGTAAGGGTTGCTGATAGTCAGGTATTATATCAAGGTGTTCAAGCAGGAAGAAGTGCTCCAGCATTAGGTTCAAAATATAGAAAATTATGACTTTAGTTAATGCAAGAGCAGCTTTTGAAAAAGCGATTACTGATGCAGTTGCAGCAGCAGATAATACTGTGCTTATGATTTATGACAACGTAACTTATACGACACCTGGAAAAACTAAAAAATTTATAACAACTTCGATTACTTTTACTCAATCAACTTTACAGAATCAAGGTGCAGCATCAGATTATTATTCTGGTGCAATTCAATGTAATATTTATGTTCCAAAAGGTAAAGGTTCATCTGTAATGTCTGCATTAGGAGAAGCTGTAATAGATGGACTAACATCTATAAATGCTTCTGATTATTCAGATCCATTTTCTTGTTCTCCTAGAGTTGGAGAAGTAAATGGAATTATCCCTGTAGAAGTTGAAGATCGTTCACATTTCTTAGGAATTGTATCTTGTGCTTTTTTTGCTAATAGCTGATATACTTCTAATAGCTATACAATGACATGACTAAAGCAGTTGATCTTCTTAAAAATAAATTTGGTGTAAGCCAACTTTATAAGTATGAACTTAAAGATGAAAATGGAGAAGTTGTTTTAGAAATCTTTTGGCATCCGTTAACTATTGCTGAACGTGAGATGATTCAGAAAAAAAGTGGAACTGAAGATGCAAATGATTTTGCTTTACAACTGATGATCGAAAAAGCATTAGATAAATCTGAACAAAGATTATTTCAAGATGGCGATAAGGCTTCTTTACGGAGAGAAGTAAATGCGAATACTTTACAGGAGATACAGTTAGCTATGCTTGAATCTGGATCTGAGAAGGAGGTAGATCAGGCAAAAGCCGATTTAAAAAGCTAACGGAGATTGGATGTTTATATACTCATTAGCAAATGAGTTAAAACTTACTGTTAGTGAATTATGTAATAAATTAACTGTTGAAGAAATGATAGGTTGGGCTGCTTTTTATGAAATAAAATATGAACAGCAAAAACAAGATGACCAAAAAATACAACATAGAAGAAGCGTTATACCCAAATCAAGGTAGAATAGGATATATGTTTTGCTAATAGGTCGAAATGGCAATTAAAACGATTGATCTTGTCATAAATACGAGTCGTGGCGAACAAAATGTAAAAAAATTACATCAGCTTGCAAAACAGGTAGAAAAAACATTTGGTAATTTAAATAAATTAAAGATAAATATAAAAACAGATGCAGCACAAAAACGACTTGAAAAGTTAAATGCAGAAATAGAAAAAGGTAGAGGAAAAATAAATGCTTTTTTTGATGGAGGTAAAGGTTCTCAATTTGCAAATTCTATTGGCAAAGTAAGAGATGAATTAAGTTCTGTACGAAAAGCATTTGATTCGGCTACAAGTGCGTCAGAAAGAACAAGAGGTGCTACTGCTTTATTAGCTGGTAATTTTAAAAAAATTAGAATGGAAGCTGCTGCTTTTGCTAGAGCAAGCGGAGCAGATCCAAGTCTTACTATTGGAAGTGTTACTGCAAGAATAAAAGAAATACAAGGATTTCCTAGAACAATACTTGCTGGCAATGAAGCAATGACCTTGCTGAAACGTATGCAAGATATGACTATTGCAGGGTCAAAAGAATTTTTGGAAGTTAGTAAAGCAATAGGAGAACAATTAAAAATAAACGCAACAATACAAATGCAAGCATCAAGAGCAGCAAAGCCTATGACAGCTTCTACTGCTTTTGTTACACAAGAACAAATAAATGCTCTTGGAAAAAATAAATTAGTTCCTCCAAATATGAGATTGCCAGCAGCAGGTCAATCTAGTGGAACATTTGAAATAAAAAGTAAGCCAATAGAAAAAGCTGTTAAGAATATACAAAAATCTTCAAATAAAACAGCAAACATTTTAACTCAACAAAGTGCGTTTGGATTGTTACCACCAGCAGGAGGTACAACAAGTCCAATAAATAGACCAGGAAGATTTTCTGCAACTAATTTAGGTTTTGGTCGCAATGCTAATCCACAGGGTATATTTGCAATGCCAGGTGGCATGACAGGAAGATTAAAAGGTGCTGCTGGTAGTGCCATGATTGGTGGAGGTTTTCCTGCATTATTTGGTGCAGGTGGAATTAGCTCTATTATGGGTGGTATTGCTGGTGGTGTTGGTGGAGCATTAGCACCTGGAGGTGGTTTTGCAGCTTCTATTCTTGCTACTGCTGCTGCTGCTCAGATTGAAAAAACTATGGCTTTTAGAAAAGAGCTAAATAAAGTAAATTTAGAGTTAGAGAGCATGGGTATTGCTTCAACATTCTCAAGAAAACAAATAAAAGAATTAGCAAAAGAATTTAAAATTACTAATGAGGAAGCAATAAAATTAGCAACTACATTTAAAACTTTTGGTGCTGGACAAGCTGATATGTTATTAAGTGCCTTTGGTTCAAGAGAAGTTTTTGATACGTTATCTGGTCTTAGGACTACTGAAGCAGTATTAGGTAAAATAGAAGGTATTAGAGAGCAAATTAGTGAGACTCAAAGACAAGATTTATTACAGACATTAGCTACAAAAGGATCACTAGAAACACAAGCAAAATTAGAGAGAATAATATTTGAACAAAGAAAGAAAGCATTTGTTGAAGGAGAAATAGATAAAATTAAAATTTTAGATATACCAAAAGAATTTAGAGGTACAGAGGCTCTTCAAAAAGAATTTGCAAATATTAGAAGATTAGAACTTGGAGCAGAATTTGAAAGGACAAATGGTGCAGCGTTAAAAGTATTAGAAACTCAAATTAAAATAAATGAGCAGATGCAGTTTTTATCTGAATTTAATGCACCTGCTGAAGAAATTAGAGAATTGTTGAATCCAATGAGACAAGTCTTAGATTTAAGCACATCAATAAGAACTGGTTTTGAAGAGTCGTTTAAAGGAATTATTAAAGGAACTATGAGTGTTCAAGATGCGTTTAGAAATATGTTAGGTCGAATAGCAGATCACTTCTTAGATACTGCTGCAAGATTAGCTGCTGCACAGTTACAAAGAGGATTTTTAAGTTTATTTAGTAATTTGTTTAGTTTTGCTACTCCAGACCCGACATTTGGAACAGGTATGCAAAGTAATTTTCAAGGAGGTGTTAGTGGTTTAGGAAAAGCAACAGATAATTTTGTAAGTTTATATCCCTCTACTGCTGGAGCTAGAGCAATGGGTGGAAATGTAATGCGTGGAAAAAGTTATCTTGTTGGAGAAAGAGGTGCTGAAATATTTACTCCAGGTGCTACTGGCACAATAACTCCTAATCATGCTATGGGTGGTACAAATATAGTTGTAAATGTAGATGCTTCTGGTTCTAATGTAGAAGGAGATGAAGATGAAGGTAGAGCATTAGGTATTGCATTATCAGCAGCTATAGAGACA